TTCACGCTCTTTTTTAGGAGTATCGCCTGTGACAATATCGGCAGGGACATTCCTTGATCTCAATTCTCTTACAAGATTTTCAGCCTCTTCGACAAATCGTGTAAACACTAAAACGCCCTTTCTCGGAATACCGCTTTTAGGCTTGAGAACTCGCAAAGTAGCATTTGTAAGTTTGGTAAAAAAGTCACAGCGTTTATACTCTAATTTCAATGAGTTTTCATCATAATCAGCACCAGTAGAATTACTCATAACGTTCTCGAGATTAATTGCAGTTAAGTCATAATATTTTAAATCTGCCAAATACCCTTTTGCAAGTAACTCTGACGTCTGACAAACGTATAAAACCTCACTAAAAATTCGAGGTCGTGTTCTTGTGAGAAACTTCAACATTGATCCTCCCATATACGAACTAAGACGATAAGGAGTAGCCGTAAGACCGATAACTTGCCTATCTTGCGAATTGATGAATTTCTCATACATTCCACCTTTGCTATTTACTACATGTGCCTCATCAATCATAACATATTTGAAGTGCTTAAAATCCTCCATACGATTAATTACGCTACCTATGGTAGCAAATGTAATTCTATTAATATCCTTACACCCAACCGATGCAGAATAACAGCCACAATCAAATATCCCATAACTTTGGAGTTTAGAGTAATTTTGCTCTAAAATTTCTTTTGACGGGCACAATACAATAAGTGGAGCATTTAACCTTGAGGCTATATCTGCTATTATCAAAGACTTTCCACCGCCAGTCGAGACAATAATTAGTCCGTTTATCTTTCTTGTGCTTTGGAAAGCCTGAACAGCTGCATCACTCGCTTCTTTTTGGTAACTTCTTAGTTGAAATTTCATTGCTCTAAATGTGTGTAAAAAAGGTGCGGAATTTCACCGCACCAATGTAATTATTATTCTTCGTCGTCATCATCGCCAAAAGGCAAATCGTCGTCTTCACTATCCTCGTCAAGATTAATCGGTTTTTCAACCTCAGGGAAGACAACACCGAAAACTTCTTTCATCGCTTCACGATTGACGTCCTCTTGACTCCAAATACCTTGTTTATCCCATTCAGGTATCTTTTCTGCCTTTACGAGTTTCATTTCTCCATCAACCCATGAATAGAAGAGGAAATAGCCATTTAAAGCTACTCTTACAGTCTCCGTTGACGACAATTTATAATCTGTTGTGCCTTGCTTTACTCGAGCTGCCAAATCTGCAATTTCAAGCAAAATAGAATTGTATGCCTCCTCAGCATTTTTCTTCATTGCCTTAATTGCTTCAAGAGTCTCTTGTAACTCTTGCTTTCTCTTTGGAACATCATTTTCTTCTTTCAGACAGTACTCCTCACGGATCATTGCAATCTCATGATTATCGTACTGACGAGTAGCTAATTCTCCCTCAGGAAAGAGGCAGTTAAATTTCTCACGAAAGACTTTTAATGGTTCTTTTGAAGACTTAGCACCTTTACAAAGAACAAGAACGTCCTTAAACTCTTCTCTCACTTTATCGTCCAATACAAAATCTATATTTGCTGGCGAATAATTCTTTAAATCTGCAATCATATTTTTATTGGTTTAATTCTTCTTTGTAGTGTTCAAGAATGTACTTTTGCTCTTCATCTGTAAGCGAATACGCTTTAGACATAAACTTAATTGCCACGCTTTCGTTATCACCTGAAAGTGGGAAATAATCGAACGCAAACTTACTGGTTAAACGCTTTAGTTTTGCGTCCTTTTCTTTGACCTCGTTTACTTTTTCTTGAATTTCAAGAGCAATTTCAGAAACTGAATTATAAGCCTCTTCATAAGCTTTCAAGTCCTTTGCCGCTTGATCTTTCATTGCCCTATTTTGAGACGCAAGACCAACGATTTTAGAGTACAATTCATTCGAATAGACATGGCTAACATTTATACCAAAATCGTCATTAGAATTATAGGTGTATCTCTCCTTTTGCACCAAATATTTATATTCTCCACCAAGTTTACTCCAGTCATATTCCACTTTTCGTAAGGACTTCGCTTTTCGTAACGCTTCTGCTACATTTTGCGCATCATTGAAATCTGTAAACGCATAACCATCTAAGAATGGTATCTTGTACACTTTTTGGTCAGCAGGCTCAATCTCAAATAGCTCTGGTTCTTTTGGCTTATCAACTATTTTGATACCTTCTTCCATCATGCGAAACTTAATCATGTTTTGCACATCTACTTCACTTAGAGCAAGAATTTCCTGCTCGGTCATTTCATTAATCTTTTTCATTGTTTTTTTATTTATAAAAATTCCTTATTATTTTCAATTACTTGTTGTGCATAGAACAACATTTCTGACTCGTGAGGCTCTGGTAAATATAATCCAGCTACAGAGGCACTCCAGTTGCGAAACCTTTCTATTGCAGTTGTCATTTCCCCTTTATCAAGGTCTGTTGTACTCCTTAGATAAAGAACCTCTTTACCTCTCTTATTTACTCTTTTCCTTTCAAAAATGTCGCTATTACATTTCTTCTTAAAAAAATCATATTTTACTTGTTCTATTGGAAGCCCGAACTCAGCTCCCCAAAAACCGAGAAGAACATGCAAGTAAGAGTTCTGAGAAGAAGTCCTTTTCGTAAGCTTCGTTTTTAACTCGACATAGGACTTCTTCATTTTCATCTCCTTACATTTTAAGTCAAACTTTTGCAAGTCATATTCATTCGATAAATTATATAGAGCCATCGCTTAATAATCTATAATTTGCAAAGTGAATAGGTCTTCCAGTTATTTTACTTACAGAGCTTATTGTGTCTGTAATAATATTATAGCCATCATTGCGCAGATCTGAGATTCTTGAGCTTAACCTATAACAACCATATTCTCGTAAAGCTGTCAACGGCTCTATACTCCCAAACCTTTTAAGATGCTGTAATATTACTCTCTTTTGAGATAAAGTCTCTGTACTCATAGTTAGAATGGTAAATTATCTCCTTCAACTTCTCCGTTCGCATCTACATTAGGAGGGAAAGGCTGAGATTGTGCTTGTTGTACATTTTGAGAGCCTTGTGGAGGCTGTTGAGCTGTTGGGGTAGAATTGTTAGGTTGAGCTACATTTGAGGCTTGGTAGCCGTTATTTTGACGTTGATAAGGTTCAATCTTATAACCTGTAATAGAGGTAATGTAACTCACCTTACCATCTTTCTCAAATGGTCTACCATTTAGAGCAAAGCTAATAGTAACTAAGTCACCTGCTTTAAATCTATCTAACTCATTCGTTCTATTTCCGACAAAATCGAAAGAGGGGTAATTCTCAAATTTTTGTCCTGTCATTTGGTCGTAGTGACTTGCATCGAGGACAATCTGACGCTTTGTAAATGTACCCCCACTTTTTGTTGGAACTGTAACTGTATTCTCTATAAATAATACTTTTCCGCTAATTTGATTTGCCATATTATTCTTCGTTAAAAATCTTTTTATTTGTGATTAAATCTCTATTATCCTCGAGGAACTGACAGAACCTCTCGCAGATGTTTTTCAATAACATTTTACTTTGCTCATGGTTATACTGATAAACCTCAGCATATTGAACTCCAGTAATTAGAGGCGTCCGACTTGTTCCACCTTTTAAAACGTAGGCTGTAAATTCAAAAGAATTTATCTCCGTACATGCTCCACTTTCAATAAGTGTATAAGGATAAATGTGTCTCTGCCAGTACTTAGAATACTTACCAAACTCATAACGAGAAGTAGTCTTTAAGTCAAAAACTTTATTTTCTCTCAACTCGTCAATGTATCCATATAGTTCCACCTCTCCAAACTCTGTATCGATAGTTGCAGAAGTAAAAACTTGACTTAAAGAACCTTTGAAATATTCTGCAATAGATTTGCAAAAGTCCTTATCGAAATAAAAAGAAAAACCATCTATTTCAGCAAAAATGCAAGGGACTTTAATATGTTCAAACCAATAATCGTAATAAATAGGTTTGCCAACTTCGTCAGTACAACCAAATTCTCTCTTTACATCAACTCCCTTAAGAGACTTAATAAGAATATTCTTGTTATCACTCTTTTTATTATGAATGATGCAATCTACAATTTCATTCAGAGCTGTACCTTTACTTGCAGGCTCTGACGGCTCGTGCGGAACTCGATTAATAGCATCTAATAACTCTTGTTTTAGAAGAGCGTCCACTTCTTCTTGTGAATAGTGGAACGCATCTTCTGCCTCAGAGTAATTCTTATGCCATTTACCATCTTCATCTTGATAAAAATAATCCTCCGCAGTCGTATCTAAAAACGTTTGGAACTTATCAAGTAAAGTCGGATAAAATCTGTAATTAGGCATACATCTTAGTTTTTTTATCGAACTTCAAACCTAACTTCTCGCACTTGTCTTTAACGAGCAAACCAATCTTTAGTTTACTGTCCCAAATTTGCTTTGCCTCAGCGAAAGACTTACAGAAATCATTAGCGGTACTCGCATCAACGATAGCCTCAACTTCCTCCTTAGCACTTTCAATAAGTGCATCGTATTCCTTTCTAACTTCACGCTCATTTTTTAAATAAGAATGATAGCTTTCAAAAATATTCGTAAGGAATCTATTCTCTCCAATAACCGCTCCATGACCATTGATTAGCGTAGGAATCTCCATCGCATTTGGTAAATTACAAGTGTTCTTTGTATAAGCTTTTTCGTTTACACCCCAGTAGACATATCTCTTTTCTCCGTAAGCTTGCATATAGCCAACTAAATCTAATTCCTTAATTAAGTCTCCTACAGAGCTGCCACCCATTTCTGGACGAACAATCTTTTGTTCTCCGTCTTTATCCTCTCGTTCGTGAGCGATAAAAACTAAGTTTTTGCCCATCATACTAACCTGCCTTAGGAAATTGATGAACATTGCCTTTCTTGCTGTAAAGCCTTGTAAGGATAGGCTTCCGTCACGCTTTGCTAACTTAGGTTCGTTTTTGATGATGTAAGCCGACATAAAGTCGAGAGCTTTGCCTGCTGTATCAATAACTATTGTCTTATATTCAGACAAATCCTCATTTAACACCGCCATAACATCTTCCCATTTTTCTACTTGCAAAGTAGGAACTTGGAACGCTCCATTAACACGCTGCACACCACCATCAAAATCCAATAATACAGGACTTGGCGCAGACAAACCTAATGTTGATTTTCCCATACCTGGTGCTCCATAAACAAGCACCTTAATTGTGGAGTTAATAGCCAACTCCGAAGGCTTTTTTAATAAACTACTCATTGCTCTAAGTGTGTTTTAGTTAAACAAATTATTTTCATTTACATATCTAATAAATTCAGACTTTTCATGTATTCCTAATTTCAAATACACTGACTTGATATGATTTTTAACAGTATAAGGAGAGATGTACAAAGTTTCCGCAATCTCTTCTTTTTGCTTTCCTTGATAGACAAGTTTCATTACTCTTAATTCTTGTTCAGACAATTTAGAGTTGAATTTTGGCGAGCAAATAACACCCTCAAAACTACACTCACCTCTCAAAGGACATTCTACTTTTTCAAAGTTAAACTTACCATTACTTTCTACATCGTCTTTCGTTCCGTCTAACTTTCCAAAGTTGCATTTGCAAAATCTTTTAACTATCAAAAACTGATAGTAAGGAACGTTTAAAGCACTCTTTTGGTAAACTTTCGTTAGAGCCTTGTAGGCTAAAGGATAACGCTCCCTTATACCATCTAACATATATTTGATAAGTTCTGTTTGGGTCTCATCCACAATCGTATTTTTACCATCGTCAGATTTGCACCAAAGCTCACCCTCAAACATATAGAACTCTAAATTTCCCATAACTCTGCTTTTGGTATTCCTGTAACTTCGACTAAAACGTTTATGTGATTTTCATTTGCAGGCTTCATGCCATAGAAAATCCAATTTCTCACTGTTGATGACGTTACTCCAGTTTTGGAGGCGATCTCATTTATAAAATCTGTCTTCGGACAAGTTGCGTCTGGAAGACCCTCATAATAGCCCCGTAGGGTCATTTTTTCTCTGTTCTTCTTCATTTCTTTGTGATAATCAAATACTTTATTTATCTTTGCATTGTTGTATTAATTATTATAATGCAAAGGTAATAAAATTATTTAGATTAATCTAAGATTAGTCTACTAATTGTCTTGTAATTAATAAATTTTAAGAATATGAACGAGGTACAAGAAAGATTAAACCAATTTATCAACTATCTTGACACAAGTGTTTCTCAATTCGAACAGAGCACAGGTCTCGGAAATGGCTTTGTATCAAATACAAATGCAAGAATGCGAAATAGCTCGAAAAACCTCATTTCCTCAAGATACCCTGAGCTAAATATGGAATGGCTTATAAAAGGAAAAGGCGAGATGCTAAATTCTAATAGGCATACCATAAACTCTTCTGGAGACAACTCCGCAAACGCCATACACGGAAATGCTATTGTCATAAACTCAAACCATAGAAGCGACAGAATACCTTTCTATGGTGACTTTACACCAAGTTACGATCCAGAGACAACAACTGCAAATTTAGATTATTCTAAACCATCGTACATTGATGCAGGAGACTGGTTTGAAGGGGCAACATCAGCAATAAGACATTATGGTGACAGCATGACAGAATACCCAAATGGATCTATACTTGTACTGAAAAGAGTACAAGATATTAACCTATTAATGTGGGGCAAAAATTACTCAATAGAAACTACAGAGTATAGAATAACAAGAAGACTTCAAGACGGAGGCGAGGACTTTATTTTAGCATATAGCACAAACGATGAAACCTTTACAGACGGAACTCCAGTTTATCAACCTATAAAGATACCTAAATCTTCTATTGTAAGCATAGACTTAATTTTAGGTAGAATTATTAAAGAGCATAGCAATAACTTAATATAGCAAAGATGTACGAAAATAAATTGAAATCAAAAGGAGGGCAAAGCGCAAATTCTATAAAAGAAAATAGTACGCAAATCTCAGGAGAGAACCCTATAATAAATAACTATTCAATGAACGAGGATATGGACGAGTTCTTCAAATCAAATCATATTAAAGCCATTGATATAATAAAAAGTCAGCGTTCTATAATATTAAAGTTGCAACATCAAATAGATAGACAGCAAACGCAAATAGACGTGATGCAAGAAATAAAAAATAAACTCGTTGTAATGCTCATGAAATTACTTGACGAAAAAAACATATAGGACCTATGCTTAATATTTCAGAAGAAGCGATAGCTATAACTAAAAGATTCTTTTTAGCAATAGACGTTCTTATCACACAAAGAAAGATAAGAGGACTAAACTCTTTTGCACAAAAATACAATATCAATTATTGGAACTTGTGCACATTGAAAAAAGAACCAGAAAGGAGAGTTCTAAAAGTCGAATATATTTCATACTTAGTGAGAGATTTTGAAATTTCTCCTAAGTATCTACTTTTAGGAATTGGAACTATGTTTGAAGAAAAAGAGATAACACCAACTGATGCTATCTCTTAACCCTGTTTTAATTACGTTTGAAAGACTTTTTTTTTAGTCTTGTAGTATCTATATGGTTTTGTACCAACCAGTCTGTTAAAGATCTGATTTTTACAGCTAAATCCGTAGCCGTATAACGACTATATTTTACATCAATGCTATTCTTGAAATAACGTTGTTTTTTTCATTGTAGAAATTCACATCTTCTTTTGTAAGAACGTCTGTGAAGTGTTCATTTCTTATATCTTTTGCAATAAATTCATTGTCTGTAAGACTTTCGATTTTTGCTTTTACTTCGTTCATATCTTTCAAGAACGTTGTAATTTCGCTTTCGCTTGCTTCATCTTCTTTCATCCACTCGAGAATTTCGTTAATTTCATATTCTTGAAACTCTTCTGCATCGCCTTTTGTAAAGAAGATGAAATTTTCGTTTTGCTTATATTGTTCAAAAACATCAATTGCAGAAGTCATACTGCCTTTGTCTTCGTAATTGCTTGAACCTTGCTTTGCTTGAATTAGAACAACATTTAAGTTATATTTATCTGCTAATTCTTGAGCTTGTGAGAAACTTTTAAAGCCACAAATAGCATCATCTATATTATTTACTTTTACAAGTTCTAAGCCGTTTTGTTTTGCAATATTTTTTAATTCTTGAGTTGTCATAGTCGTATTTTTATATGGTTAATATTTGTTTATAAAAGGATAAACTTCACCATCTTTGTTTTCAGTCTTCTACCTTAAAAAGTATTCCTATTTGCTTGCGTGTTCCATCAAACTCATAATCAACGCTCTTCTTATCATAGATAGCGAAAGGTTCGCCGCATCCGTCACAAGTAACTGAGAACTTATAATCATCAATCTCTTCTACGTGCATTCCATTACAGAACTCTCCGTTAAGTGCTTTTGTGTAAAGATCAAATGGTGCAACTGCGTGGCCAACACATTTAATATTTCTGCCTGGCTTAGTTTCAAACTCTGAGATTTCTATAAAGCTCTCATCATCTTTAAACTGGTTTGCAAGCTCTTCAATCTCTGCAAAGTTATTAAAACCTAAGAGAGCTGCTGTACCATTACGAAACTCTTCAATTCTTTGAAGTGGATAATTTCCGAAAACGAAATCTGAAAAATCTTTTGCTTCCATATTGTTTGTTTTATTTGTTAGTTTGTATTATTTGTATTACTATTACAATGTAAAGGTAGTAAAATTATTTAGATTAAACTAAGGTTATACTAATAATTATCTTGTCGTTAAGATATTTTAAGGTTTGAGGCGTAAATACACAAAAAAAGCGGTAGTATTTTCACAAACTCTACCGCTTAAAATGTAAACAAATAATACGCAAGACAAAAATATTAATCTTTTAGTAATTCATCGAACCTTATACCTTTCAGAGAATTGTGCAATATTTCTACATTTCTCGAAACATTCTCATCTTTCAAGATACTATCAATATCTATATTTCCAGCAGCTGCTTCAATACAGGTTTTTAACTTATCTATGATAGGTGAAGAGATATACTCTTGCTTTCCATTTATAGCCCCTTTAACTTCGCTTGATACGCCATTTAAGAACTTATTTGCATAATTGATAATAGAAAGAGCAATAATCGCATAGGTCGAAATACTTGGATAAGCAAAGGACGGAGAGTACTTTTTTATCGCTGAATTGACTGAATAATAAAATATTGCAAATGGTCTTGAATGCTCCAGTAAGAGAGCATCTGCAACATGATCCACAATATTAGTAGGGTCATTCGCCTTATTTTTGTCAAGCATATTTCTCCACTGCTGAATTAAATCTTTCATAACTCGTGACAGCTTTCGTGTCTGTTCGATCCTATTATCTGCAAGTTCCTTTAAAAGTCTCTCAGTATAAACTATTGCTAAGTTATAAATAACAATAGGCATAATCACTTGATGTGCAAGCTCATTTACTGAAAACTTATTCGATAATTCCTCTTGCTGAATATTCACACTACACTGCTGTACTTGTTTTTGCATCTGCGACAAGTCAATAACTTTCCATTTAAAGCGTTTAGCGTTTATCCGATGAGGCTTACTATCTTTATTTTCACGAATTAATAAACATTCAGTTCCATCTTTCAATGGATCAGCATTTGTAGCATAATATTGCTTACCTACGACAATGTTCGACTGAACTTTATCTGTACAATTCCTCTCTATGATTTGAATTAATTTCATTGCTCTTTATTATTATACTTTCAATCTCTTTTCAAAAATTGCTCTGATAAATTTTGCATCTTGTTCGGCTTGCCCTATTTCTTCTGGTAAATAATAATTACCTGTTTCAAATCTTACATCATCATAAGAATCTGCAAAATCTATTACATTGAGGACCTTTCCTCTATTATCTATATATAAATAACGCTCACCTTTTTTAGCTCTCTCTCTAATACTCTCCATTGTCTTAGTTTCTGTGTTCCAACGCAAGCCCTTTGCTTTTAGCTCATCAAAGAAATGCTGTTTTTCTTCTTCTGTGGCGTGGAGAAAATTGACAGCACCCCAACCTAAATTAGACTCATTACAATTATTGTAATAAGACTCAAACTCATCTGTAATTTCATTTACATAGCTTTTGAAAATAACGATAGCACCTGTTCTCACTGAACGCAAAATATCACCGTCTTTGAACTCTTCTTTGAGTTCTTCGTTTTGCTCTTTGATAATAATTTGATTATCTTCGATTCTTGCTTGACAATTTTCAGGGATATTTATTCTATCACCTGCGCTTAATTTTATTTCCATAGTTATATTTTATTGTTTGTTTGTTTTTTTTATTCGCACAAGCCGTGATATAAGCTCATACAGCTATATCCCTCATCTGGCTCAAACATATCATTTTCCACATCATTGCGATTAACGTATTGAAAAACTTCCTGCACAGTTGGAAAGATGCCATTTGCACAAAAACGCTTTGGTATGTAACTTGGCGAAAAAAACGACGAACCCCTCTCTGTTTTTTCTTTCATTTCCTGCTCTGCTTTAATTAATCGATTTTTTGCCCATTCATCCTTTGAAATAAGCTGCACTTCACGCTTTCGACACATAATGCAAGGGAAACATCCAACTCTTGAAAAACCTCTCTCATACAAAGGATTAGGACGCTGTCCATTCTCAAGAATATAATCTATTACATCTTGTGAAGACCAGTTGAAAATAGGCCTTAAAACTGATGCGTCGTGAGTTTTACACCATTCTTTTACGGTTTTCTTATGATATAAATTCTTTGCTTCTTCACTAAAATATTCTTTGAAGTAAGAGCATTCAACTTCCAGCTTTGCACGCCTTGCGCTTTCAGAGCTTCTAATTCCTTGAATAATAATAAAACTTTCATCTTGTGATAAAATATAATCAACCATTGGAATTATTTTTAATTCTGAGGTACAAAAACGTCGAGTAGTCGAAGGGAAACGTGTCTTTTTTATTGACATATCTACAAAATCTTTATATTTATTATTTCGCAAAACAATCAAATTCACACCTAAGATTTTACAAACGTCATCTATATGTTTATAGGTTATTTCGTGTTCCCAACCCGTGTCGCAAAACACCGCTGTAATACGTTCTTTACCATATTTTTTCACCGCCCAAATAAGACAAGCTTGGCTGTCTTTTCCACCGCTAAATTGCACTATAATTTCCATAGTTATAATTCTCCTTTATATTTGTGATAATAATAATCATTCATTTCTTTGTATCTTTTGCACTCATCTTTTAGACGTTTATTTTCTAAGCGCAATGTTGTTATTTCTCTTGTGAGTTCTATTATTTTATCTATAAAAGCTTCCATAGTTATATTTATTTTTAATTCCTATTATATTTCAATATTACCAAACCAAGTGTAATTATTATTATAATTGTCTTTGAAACAAGCAAAAGAGAACACTCAATTGCGCTTAATTCTGAAATTAATTCTTTCATAGTTCTTATATTATATACTATTTAAATACATAGCATAAGGAATTATTCTTGCGCTATTTTTCTTTAATTTACTTACTACTTTTTTCATCTCTTCCTTTCTTCCTTTAAGAGCAAGAGAAAAATCGTGTGTCCACCAGTAATTTTTAGACTTTCGCCTATCAACTAACATAAGCGTGGTGTCATCTTTTCTACTATCCTGAATTATTAAATAAAGCTCAGAGTTTTTTTCGATGTGATCTTTATTAACACGACTATTAGTAAAAATAGAAGACTTATTAAATTTTCGTATGAAAGCAAGGTCATCTAAATATCCCTCGTCCATATATCCATCTAAGGCTTTAGCTTCTGTACACATGGTTATTTCTTATTATGTTTATTTTTCCTTTTTCTATTTCTCTTATTTGCGTAGGGCGTTGAACCGCTACGATTCTTTTTACGTGCACATACAACTCTGTGCATATACTCGTCTGCGACAGTGGCTAGAATGGCAAATGGAATATAACTATACAATTGTTCCATAATCAATATATTCGCTTAATAGTTCTCCATACTTAGTAGAAAACGTGGTTTCATAATCTCCAATGTATGGTTGAAACCTGTCTACTCTACCTAAAACTTGTGTATGTACATATCTCAAACTCCTTGTTTTAAGAGGCATACCACTTCTATATGCTTTGCAAGCCTTTTTAAACTTGCGTGGAATACGTTTTTTGCTCATAACTTTATCTAGTTTCGTTCTAATAATTTTCTGAATATTCGCTCTTTTCTTATATACTTATAAGAGAATTTCTTTCTCATTTCTTTCTTGTTTTTGCCGACTACCATTTGGCAACCATTTACCCCGATAAAGCAAAAACTTCTGTGGTGCCTTCTGTTTTCTTTTAAGGCAAATCTGATTTCCAAATCGCAATACCTGTAACTATCATTTTGCACACCCTCATATCCTTTACTTATAATAAAATGACCGAGTACATTTGCCTCTTCTTCTGAATTACATAGTGTATAAATTTGTTTCATATCAATATCTGAATTTCGTAAAATGAATAATCGCCATCGGCTCTGACAGGTCGTAACCTCCGAACCAATCAACCCAATCATTAAGCGAAAGCCCGTCATTTTTGGCGAGTGAAACCATAGAAGTCCATTCGCTATCTGTATACGGAAAACGGAGCCTGCAATCTGTGAACTCAAGCCTCTGTAACCCAACACCATTTTCAGCTGTTAGTGTTGCAATTTCCACCTGCTTGCTCCTATACGGCTTACCAGTCCATTGCCGAATAGATAATGCAGCTCGACCCTCTTGCACATCCTTGATGCGTTTCTCCCACAGAGGGTAATTCGCTCGTATAGTGTGTATCTTCGCCAAGGCCAGAGTATCATAATCTACAAGCCCCTGTCCAAGTAGGAACTTCTCTTTGAAATGTGTTTCTTCCCCTGCTCGTTTATGATTAGCAAGGAAATGTCTTGATAGTGTGATTACGTATGTTTTCATATTTAAAAATTATCTATACTTATATAACCAACTTTTTAAATTACACTTCTTATATTTATTATAATATTCATATAATGTCTGTTGAAGGGGGCTGTTCACTGTACAATATGATTCTTTTTCGATATTCTTTATACCTTCTGATTGGATTACAGACGTGTATTCGGGATAATCATCTCCTTTTGATTCATTGTTTTTCCATTGCATAGCTCTGAGGTTTTGCTCAAAGTCATCACCACCCATAATAATAGGTAAAACATGGTCAACTTCCCATCCAAAGGAAGAATCTCTCATTCCATAATGAGCCTTAAGTATCCATGCCCCACACGCATCTTTTCTTATCGTGTCTTTATCATAACCCTCTACAATCTGGGCATGATTCCAACAATATTCTTTCTTTTCTTCGTCTGTCATAATTATTTGTTTTTTTTAGTTAAAAAGAACGCTATTTTCGCAAACCACGTTCTCGATCAGATTTAACAATATGAATTTGAAAATTACAAAATAAGTAAGCAAAACATTTTCAAGTCAGTGTACTTCCAAAATTCATATATGCACGAAACAATTATAATCTTAAGTCTTTATATTCTATCAAATGCTTCCTTGCCAAAAACTTGCCATTTTCCAGTTTTATACTGAACAAGGACGTCACCAATTTGCGCTGTTTGTCTACCGTCTGTAAAGTGAGGAAAGAGAGTGGCATAAGCTTTGCCTTTCTCTCCCTTTTCTATAGACTTAATACAAGGCAATCTAAATATATCGTCGACATTTCTTCCATCAAATAATATTTTTAAAGCTATTCCCATAATCTTATAAATTAGATACCAATAATGTTTTTTTATTTCCGTAATTCTCATTCTTTTTGAGTTTCTGAACCTCTTCCATTACCTTTGTTACTCGTTCTACGGTAGCAAATCCAATAACATCGTCAGTAATAGGAGTATCTGTAACTATCTTGAACTTCTTTTTCGTCCCCTTTATAATAGCAATCTCGTATGTATCGACACCATTAGAATAAAAACCATACTCCCTGCTTCCACATACTACAGAAACTCCATAACCATTTTTAAAGAATAAAATTGCTTGTCTTCCATCCATTATAGGATTTAGATGCTTTCTAAATTTTAATGACTTAAATGTTTTCATATCCTAATGTTTATTTTCTAAATCTTCGTACATTTCTTCCACATATTTCACAAGCTTTTCAAATCTTTCTCCGCTAACATCGCCATCTTCTCTATATGCATTTACTACTAAATCATCGCCTGTACCATAGAAAAGATCTACATTCCACATCTTATTGGAGCGTGTATAGGTTATGTGCTTTAAAGGATGCCACATGTGCTTACAGATGTAATAGTCTTCATAACGTGAGACTTTTGCGTCTCCACAAATTCTTGCGTCTCCACAAACATCTCCAAATTTATAAATTTCTGCATTACCGTAAACGTGTGCATTGTCGAAAACTTGTGCTGTATCACAAACTTGTGCATTGCCGTAAACGTGTGCGTTGCCGTAAATCATTGCGTTGTCACAAACTTGTGCATCATGATAAACCGAAGCATTATCAAAAACTTTCGCATCTCCGAAAATCCAACAATCTCCCATGTCGCTTAAGTTCTCTTCTTTTTCAACATATCCGCCAAGCTCACCAACATACACATCACCGAAGTTTTTCAACGCTTCAATACGATATAATGTTTTACCAAAGTATTTTATTGCTAAGTCTTCTCTTAATTTATATTTTTCCATTGTATTTTTCTTTTATATTATTTGTTTACTTTAAATCTGAATTATATACTTGCATTTTTTATAACATCGTAAGCGTTGCATTTCCATCTACCATTTTGAGAAGAAGAACGTTTACTATATCTAATCTTTCCTTGCGCACATAAGTCTAAAAATCTGCGAAGACCTCCGACAATCGAAATTGACTCATCTTTACTGAAAGATTTATCGTTCAAAACTATTTTTAAAATCTCTTCGTTCAT